CCTGTGGCAACTGGACACGCTTCGCCCTTTTTCTCTTGGCTTTGTATCTCAATCTCAATTTTTACGGATGGCTCAAGTAAACCAGACATGGTTATCCCTATGGAGTTTATTTATTATCTCATAAAAAAAAAGAGGGAACAAGTCCCTCTAAAGTCTCAATGGCAACTGAGTGCGTCCATTGTGCGCTATCTAAAAAGATTTGCAAGCGTTAAATTTAAAACATCCATCTCGTCTAGCTTCATAACCTTCCAAATCCTAGCCTGTCCGTGTATGCCATTGAATGACCCCTGATGGCAATCCTTACACAAAGGAATACATAAGTATTGATTATGCTGAACAATATGGTGTGCATCGCTTGGCCCAGAAGCATTGCAGACCCCACAAGGCATTTCTTTAATTTTTGCCAAGTGGAGTCGTTCCCTGTTATTGGGTCTGTTGTTCATTTTGGAATTTTTGCAATAAAAATGACCAAACCGCACCACCAGAAACTTTGGCAATAAACTGAAGTGCAATAATTTCTGGCATCAAAACACCAAATGCAATAGTTGGGAAAACCAAAGAATCTACAGCAGCACCAGCAGTATTTGAGACATTTGCTCTTTTAATCCATGAGCCTGTGGTTTTTACAAACATAGCCCAATCAACTACAGATGCAACCAAGAATGACACGGCAGAAGCTACTGCAATCATTCCAGAGGCAGGGTTTAGCCCATAAGTGATTAAGCCAGTTCCGATAATTAAACTGCCCATTTGCCACGTTTTAAGTCTGACATGAAGCCAATCTCTAAGCGTTAAATCAAGTCCAATCAAGAAAAATGCGTTTATTGCGGTTACTGATGGCCCAAATGTGGCAACCAATAGATTTGCAGCAATCATTGCTACGGCATATGCAACTAAAGCAAAAATCATAATTTTCTTTCTGTTTCAATAAAAACACCATGATGATTAGCAATCAATGTTTGCTCACCACCAAATTTTTTAAACAACTCATCAGCAATGTTTTCGTGATAGCCAATCAATAATTTACTTATTGTTTCCAATATATCTTCTACCAATATCTTGTCTGTATGTCTTATTTCCAATTCATAAGTTATTTTTTTATGGTTAACTGGACAAACAGAAGTAAATTTTGTTTTGTACTTGTTCATAAAAGTGTTTCTTGTTCCATTGGTTGATAAAAGTTCCAACATGAGGGTGCGTTGTGCGCTTCAATCCTAGAACGCATGACTTGCGCCCTAGCCTCTTTTGTTGGCGGTAAATAATTCCCATGCTTCCAATGAACATCAATGCCAACATTTCTGCCAATATTGGTACTGTCTGCTGATGAAAATGGTAATTTGGTAAAGATTGCAGGGTCTAGCATCCTTAAACCATGTAGCTTGCAAGCAGGTCTTCCCATGTCATCACAAACTACTCTCATGGCTTGACCCATCTTGACCCACCAGTTTGATGTTCCTACTGTAGAAAACTCTCCAGAACTACCAATGCAGACACGCACATAAGTGTTTGCAAGTTGTTCAAGTCTTTCTAAAGATTCGTGCATATGCCAAACTGGTGAACCAAACCATGTCGGAAGTGGACAATCTCTTAGTAAAGCATCGTTGTCAGCTTCTGTGCCATCAATCACATCAGGAATAACTGCAAAGTCGCACGATGGAACTTTTTTTAAATTTAACGCCCAATCATAAAAAGGCTGCCAATCAGTAATTGGTTTACCTTGCTTCCAAGCAGAAAATGCCCCATTGTCTATTGCAAATGATTGACAAACTTCTATTGCTACAGACAACTGGTCAGAGTGAGCAAATGAAACAAAAGCATGACCATTCTCAACCGCTTTAACTGCTACAGTAGCTGGCGTAATTGGTAATCCGTGATAGTGAATCATGTTTCTCTTACATAAACACCAAAACTAGCAGCAGTATCACCAAAAGGTAATTGCTCTATTTTTTTGGCAATACGCTCTCGTTCTTGTTGAGCAACCAGATAAGCAAAGCGTTCAAGCATCAATTGACACTTATCAACTTCGCCATCATAGAAGCCAACTTCTAGGGCTATGCGAATAACGTCTTCTCTAGTCATGCTCATAAGCCATGATTTTTGCATGGTCTGCTTCTTCCAAGATGTGCTTTGAAAGACGCATACAGCCTTCAATCTCTAACTCTTTAAACTGCTGGTCAGTAAAAATGCCCATTACATTCTTACCTTCAAACCAGACTTCATCAATGTTTTCGTTGTAAGTACCTTCTTCATCACGCTCGTATTCCATCACGACAGTAACGATTACAGAGCCTTCACCAGTTGTTGTGTCAAATTCGTATTTCATTTTGTATTCCTTAAAAGTGGGGAACTAAGTCCCCTGTTGATTTAGTTAAGAATTAAGCGACCAGTAAAACCCCTAGACTTCAAGCAATCAATTGCGTTTTGGATTGCCTCTCTACGAGAGTGACCATAAAAAACTGGAGGCACATTCGTATCTGGCAAAGCACAATCAAACTCAACAATCCAAGCTGGAGGAACAGTAGCCCGAATTCTTGGGTTGTATTGTTCTTCTTGAAAATAGCACTCTGCATTGAACTTGTATGACATGACTTAATCCTTAAAAGTACCCTTGAGAAGTTCTTGGGCTGAGTGAAGTATAGCAAACTAAACAGAGTTGTGCAATTTATTTACTAGGTACTTTCCCTAATCCGTAGTTTTTACGCCAAGTCTTTCACTTGCTTGCTCAGACCGCCATATATCGGCTTTCATTTGGGCAGCAGTCAGCATCCACTTTAAAGTTTCTTCCTTCTCAATGGCAATCATTAGCCCCTTAAGTAAATCAGCATACTCAATGTGAGCATAGGCTTCACGCTCTTGAGCCACAGCAGAATCTATCCCTCTAGCTAACGCATCCTTCATCAGTAGAGCCTTCTTGGTTTTACGAAACTCCTCAAGGTAGATTCTTTGTGCTTTAGCCTCCGCATATTTGCATGAATTTTCAATGATAAATTCGATGGCTTTGTAGGGTGCTTTCATTTAATCTCCACAGAAACAAGCAATTGCTTCTTCATTTTTATCAAACATATCAATTTGGCTTTTACTAAAGTCAATCATTTGTTGGTAAGTTGGCTTGTCTTTAGAAAATCTACCTTTAATTTTTTTTTCTTGCGCTGCCCACCAAATTGCTCTGGATGGGTTTTGTTGAACAATGCTCGCCAGTTGGTAGCTACCTTTCATAAAACAAAGGTCACAATTTCCCAATGGTGTTACTTTGTCTCTAAATTCCAAAGCAAGGTCAAAACTGTTTTGTTTCCAAAATGCTTGAACATCTGCTTGAGTAACCCCAGAACTTGCTAATGGCGCATGAAGCGTATTCCTAAGTTTTGCTACACGCTTTGGTTCATCAGCACGAATTCCCGCAAAAGTTTCAAATTCTTCAATCCCAATAGATTTCATATATTTGTTAATTGGCTCAATTTTTAATTCTGTTGTGCAAAAGCGCATAACTGAGTTTGGCAAAAACTTCTTCTTTTCAATCATTGCGGCAAATGGCTCACCATTCCTACTGGCAGTTTTAAAGTCAACAATCTTAAATTTTGGTTCTTCATTGCAATACTCCAACCACACAATCGGAATATTCCAGTTTTGTTCGCATTGATAAACAAATTCCAATGTTGCCTCATCTTCTTTTCCTGTATTCGCAAAACAAACTATTGCTTGGCTTGGCAGTTGCCCCCCCCCAACTTGTAATACTTTATGCAACATATATGCACTTGTTCTTCCACCAGAAAAACTAATTACTGTTGGTTCAAGAATGTCGTATGGATTACTCACTTAACTACTCCAATCATCCGTAGAGCCGCTTCTGGGCAATCTATTCTTGCCAAGGTACTACCAGACCAATTCTCGAAAAAGTCGGCTTGTAGCTTCGTTAAACGCTTTTTAGAGTCCGTTTTAATCTCCACGAGAAAGGTGTGACCCTTATAGCCGACACAAAGGTCAACAGGTAGTCCAATAATCCAGACGTATGCACCTGCACCACGCAAGGCAGAAACTATCTGGTCTTGGTTAGCATCAACTCTTGCTGCTCTCCTCATTTCGTAACCTCGTCATTCTGTCCCTCAAAAGCAAAGTATCTGACTTTCCTCTGATTCGTTCCAAGTCCACGCACACACCCTGCCACCAGAGCAACGCTTTGGTTGAGCCAATCGTCAATTTCTTTTGGTTGAACCTGCGTATCCACTCTCTCGCTTCGCAGTCCTTGAAGTGTTCTAATTCTGCTGGAGTCATTTATAGGCCATTTAAAGTAATTCATTTAATCCCCACAGAAACAAGAAATAGCTTCTTCGTCAGGGTCAAACATATCGCCTTGGTCTTTGGAAAATTTAAGCATCTGGGCATAAGATGGTCTGTCTTTTGAAAACTGTTTATTGCCGTTGACTTGTTTTTCCAAATCTAGGCTTTCCATCTTTGCCCACCAAACAGCACGCTCAGGCTTCTCTTTAATTAAACTAAGTATTTGGGACGCTGGTTTTAAATAACAAAGGTCACAGTTTCCAGCCAATGTTCTTCCATTAAATGTAGTTAATTCAAGATTGAACTCTTGACTATTCCAAAAGTCGTTAACATCTTGAACAGTAATTCCATCAGTCGCAAGTGGTAAAGACCTTTCCATCCCCTCTGCTTGTGGATTAGAACGAATCTTGACTACCCTTCGCATTTCGTCTGCCCTAATTCCAACAAATTGATTTGGTCTGTCAATGCCAATCGAGTCTAAATATTTTCGAAATGGTCTAATTTTTAAATGTGTTGTGCATATCCTCATTCCTGAGTTTGGTAAAAATTGAACTTTATGGATAAGTTCTTCAAACGGCTCACCATTTCTGCTGGCGGTTTTGTAGTCAACCCTAGCAAAACCTACTTCATCGTTGCGGTACTCAATCCAATGAATAGGAACATTCCATTTGGTTTCAATATCATGAACAAACTTTAAAGTTGCTTCATCTTCTTTTCCAGTATTAGCAAAGCAAACAATGGCATCACTTGGCAGGCTCATGTCGTGAGCCTCTAAAACCTTGTAAAGCATAAAAGCAGAAGTTCTACCGCCAGAAAAACTAATGCAAGTTGGCTCTGTTATTTCGTATGGGTTACTCATGCTTTTCTCCTAATTGAATTGAATATTGCAAGTTCTTCTGGTGTTGGTGGGCGAGTTGTTTTAGCATCTGCTTTAATCTTTTCTAACGCAGGGTCAGGCTCATTCTTTGATGGAACTGTGAGCCTCACAACATCATAGGGATTTGGTTTAACAGCTTTGGTATTGCGTACCCAATTACGCCAAGTAGCAAACCAATCCAGCTTCACACCCTTCTGACCTGCTTGGGCTATCCAGTAATCCTTAAACTGGTCAAAGGTTTTAACAGGGCTAAGTTCTGGGCGTTCTGTTTGACAGAATTCTTCCCATTCTTTTGGAAAACTAAAATCAGAAGCGAGGCGTTTGCCGAGTGTCTTCTTCTCTTTTGTGTTATGTGTAGTGTGTTCTGTGTCTTGTGTAGCATTGCGTTCGGATTGCGTTGGCAATGCGTTCGCATCCTTAACCTTATCCCATCTAGCTTTGGCACTCTTACTTGCCTTAGTAGATTTCTCGCCAACCTTCTCAATTTCCTTATCAGCACGATGGTGAACCCATCCGTCTGGAGTGCGCTCAAAATATTCTAGCAATACAGTCGTAATGCAATCGCTATGCGAACGCATCCTAATCTGTCTAGCTACTTCATTTAAGTCGAGGGGAATTGGAGATTCATGTAGGTAGTACCAATCAAGCAATCGCCTGTAGGTTAAGTCCTCAATCTCGGAAAGGTGCAAGGTGTGACTGTGGTAGTCACCAATATTAAACTGGTAATAGTGCATAGCTGTCTCATGTTCCAATTCTCCCAAAAAGAAACAATCGGCAGGAGGGGAGACTTCTCTTTTCGGTACGCTCATGACTTCGTACCTAGCCGTGTTTCAAAACATTGTATCAAATAAACTGATTGTTTGTAATATCTTCTGAAAACGATTTACCAAGCAATCTCTTGGCTTGTGCGTTCATTACCGCATATTCAGCTTTGCTAAAGATACCCTTGGCATTGCGAATGTCAAAAGGATTTAGCTTGTCGTAAGGCTCATCATTGGCAGCCTTTTCAGCCTCAATCATGTGTGGCTCTAGGGTGTACTGAGAAACCCAAGAACGTCCTAACTTAATTTTTCCAATTTTTAATTTCTTCTTGTAACTCATCTTGGTGCAACAAGCTGCAATAGATAGTCTTGGTATGCCTGTTAAATCCTCTAGTTGGTAGGATGTAAGTGGGCCGTTTTGTAATGCTCTGATAACTGCTTCTTGTGTCATTTGAACCACTCTGGTCTGAGTTCTTTTAGTTGATAAATTCGTAAAGGAGGAATGGTCTTCCATTGGTGAACGGCAGACCTTTCTATTCCAAGTATTCTAGCAAGCTCACTCTGTGAGCCAGCAAGTGTGATAGCAGTTTGTTTATCCATCTAAACAGTATAGCAAAGAAATTATTTGTTGTTTTTAGGGTAAACACCTACATAAATATCTTGCAATCTGTTAAGAACCCTTTACAATCCATCTCAGCCCACAACAAAACGTAAGTGGGTATTTTTAAGGAAATCAAAATGAAAAGTAAGATTATTCAGACGCTAGTTGAATGTGTGTTAGCCATCGTTATCTTTGGCGGTATCGGTGTACTACTGGCTTGGCGTGGGTAGGAGGCAAATATGTTGACACAAGAAGAACTCAAATCACTTGTTCACTACGACCAAGAAACAGGATTGTTTACTTGGATTAAGAAAAAGCCACAAGGACGCTACAAACAGCATCTTGGTTGGATGACAAACAAAGGCTATGTAGAAATTTGCATTGCTCAAAAGCGTCTTAAAGCACATCGTTGGGCATGGTTTTATGTGCATGGTGAATTGCCAAAGCAGATTGACCACATTAATGAAATTAAAACAGATAACAGATTGTGCAACCTGCGTATTGTTAACACTAAACAAAACCATGAAAACAGAGGCTCACAAAAAAACAATACATCTGGCTTTAAAGGTGTAACAAAACGAGATAATAAATTTATTGCTCAAATTATGCACAATCAAAAACAATACTATCTTGGTATGTTTTGTAGTGCTGAAGAAGCAAGTCAAGCGTATAAGAAAAAAGCAAGTGAACTTTTTACGCACTATCAAGGACAAGCATGAACACACACTACCTAACCCAAGTCCGTAGGATATTTCGCACCTACGATGCCCCTCCACAGGTCATTAGAAGCTACCAAAAGCAATGGGTGAAGTCGGTACGCCAGTTAGGTGATAAGTGGCTTGTAGCTAAACCTATCGAAAGAATCCAATGATTACAAGACAAGACGCAATCAAAGATTTATCGCATGGTGACTACTGCTGCTACTGTACAGAGCCTAAAACAACTGGCTCATGCTGTGGAGAAAATCATTTCGTACCTTTCGAGGATTTATACGATGATGATAAAGAAGCAATGATTGAAGAATATTTAAGTAAAGGAAAATGAAATGGTACACAAGAAGTTAATGCAAGCAAGAATCCTCTTGCAAAACGCACCACTCAAGAAGTCTGGTCACAATAAGTTTGCTGGCTACAGTTACTTTGAACTTGGTGACTTTATGCCAGAGATAAATGTAATCTTTAATGAAGTTGGTCTGTGTGGCGTAGTCTCCTACGATTCTGAAATAGCAAGCCTGACTATCACAGATACAGACGATGGCACTAGCCTTGTCATTACATCACCAATGGCAGAAGCTAACCTTAAAGGTTGTCATCCCATCCAGAACCTTGGTGCAGTCGAGACATACACCAGACGCTACCTGTGGGTCACAGCAATGGAAATCGTTGAGCATGATGCTCTGGATTCCTCTGCGCCAATCAAGGAAGAAAAGATTATCATTAGTCCTACTCAGGGTGCAATGGATACCATCCCAGAAGATGAGCAGAATTATCTCAGAGAGTTAGCAATGGAGTTAATTGCTCTCTGTGAGAAAGAAGAACCTAAGAGTGCTTGGGTGAAGTTGGAAGCAGAGAACTTAGACAGCGAACAGAAAGTTGCTCTATGGACGCTACTTCCTAGTAAAGTGAGAAGTGCGTTAAAGAACGCTAAAGGATAAATATGGAATACGATAATACAAACCGAGGAAGTCTCTTTAAGAACGACAGGAAAGACGATGCCAAGTTTCCTGATTACAAAGGCAGCTTAAATGTAGATGGGGTAGAGTATTGGCTATCTGCTTGGCTTAAACTTAGCAAGGATGGTCAGAAGTTCATGTCCTTGTCTATCAAGAATAAGAACGCTGATTCTTCGTTAGATAAGAAGCCTGTTAAATCAAAAGAGTTTTTTAACGATAGCGATATCCCATTTTAAGTTAACGAGGGGAGGGCTGTGCAAAGGATTTTCCTAGCTTGCAGACGAGCAGTCTTCCCCTCACCTCAAGGAGAAAGTAATGAATTTAGATAAGATATGGTTTGGCGGTGCAGTAGAGAAG